TACTCGTCAATCCTCGGTAAAGACTATCTTACTGAGGCGGGAGCCACGAACTTGTAGCTCCCGCGTACGCCTTACGGCGCACGGACTGTGTCGTCTCACGACGACGAGCAAATGGCATCCTGGGAAGAGCACCTCTCAGGGCTGCCATCATTAGGACGGTAGGATACCGTTCATGATAAGTGAGCCCCTTATCGGGGACACCACTTAGACCTAGTTCCAACCAACTCCAGGCTTGAATATCTCTATCAAACTTGGAAAAGGCTGAGCCTAGGAACATGTCAAAAGGGACCTCAAAAGCCCCGTAGATATCGCCCTTGTAAGGTCGACACATACGAAGCCGATGAGGAACCAACTCTCTGAGATACTCACGTACCTCTGAGAATGCTAATTCCCAAGAAGGTTTTAGCATAGACAGGTTATGAAACTTGATCAAAGAGTTCAGAGAATCGAACTCAAAGTCAAGCCCTAATGGCCTTACATCAAGGCCAGCAAACCAATCTGCTCCACACGACTCCCGAAAGGGACCAGATGTAAAGGTCTTCCTCGGGTTATGCCGGAACCCAATCTCCCATAAAGTCTTAATGACCTTTTGAGATATGGACTGGCGCACGATGATATCATCGCCGTAGACGGAATAATCTGTCGCGGACTTTGACCACATCATACACACGGACGCAAAGATGAGCGTTTCTAAAGGGAAGCAGAAGCCGTTTCCCATAGACACGAACTTCTCATAGCGCACCGATGTAGGGGCGTTTGGAAGCACGTAGGCTGGGCTCCTGATAGCATCAAGAAAATGATACCAGTCAGGAGGCAACAACCTTCTCGCAAGGGCGCTAGATATAGAATCCGACGCCATCGAAAGGTCTATAGTAACGAACGGATCGGAAGACTCAGTACTACCGAGTCTCGAGAGGTTTTGATTCCTCGTTTGGTCTGAGAGATCAATTCCAACCCTCTTAAGGCGACGACGCATTACTACGTCGGTACCCTTCTGAAGGTATCCGTTCAACAGCGGCTCGACTGCTATGGTTCTATCAACCAGGGCAGTCTTGGGCACAGTGACGATTTTGTTGTAGTGTACCAGCTCGGTCTTCCTGCGAATCTCCTTGCGGAGACTCTCAGGATCCATGCAAACGAACCCACCCACATGAGGTAACAACAACTCATACAGGTGGTTATCGCGTAGCATGGACGACTCGGCATAAGGCAGGGCACTAGGAGAACATGTCCACTTATCGGAGAGAAACTTCCTCGCCGAATTAGTGGAAGAACCATGCACCCCTATTGACGCCCCCGGCCCGAAGCTACACTCGTCATAAATAGCAGGCAGGTTGGGACTTTCACCCAACACATACCTGATATGTGCAGCCATCTGATTAAGGATGGACTGCTGACGGAAGCGCGACCCTTTTGTAAAGAGCCTGCGCAGCTTCAAGTTGTACCGCTTGCATTGCTTCTCAGCTAGCAAGAATTTCTCTACGGCGGTACTGAAGGATATTTTCTTCAGCTCCGGAGCAGGGAACGGGTATTTCTTGATAAGTGCAGACAACTGACTCGCGGCGTATGTTTCCGCCGCAGTGGAGTGCTTAGCTGCACCACCATATGAGTCTGCCCATCTAATTAAGGAGATAAAATCACGCGCTTTTAACAAACGCATTACTTCATCGCCTACACCAGAGGGGTAAGCCGACACAAATCTCTCCAAGACGTTTGAGTATATCTCAAACCTCTTCTTCCGGAGAGAAATGTCGAAAGCACGAACATCACGTTCGATTCTTCGACGTCTGGAAGACACTGGGACCTCCAAGGTTAGGAACTGCTAGAAGAGGGGATTAACCCCTCAAGCAAGGAGAGCCATAATAACGAGAATTAACTCGTCAATGAGTCTCCCAAGATACATGAGAAGTTGCCAATCCATCTCAGTACGAGATAGATTGCTTCTTCACATGCGTCTTAGCGTCCGCCCCGGAAAGCCAGGCACCAAAGTCGTTGAGGAACGCATCGATGTCCGCACTCGCCATACCGACAGGCCAGGTACCCGAAATCGACAGGATCGCAACGCCAGTAGGCGTCAACGCTCCCGTCAGGGTAACTGTCCTGGTGAGCTTGGCTTGTGTACGAGCGACCCCGCTGAACACTGCGGTTGGTTTCGGCGTAACGCGAGACAACTGGACATCATCATTGATGGACAGAGTCTTAGCGGCGCCAATGTAGCCAACAGCGTCCGAGCTGAATTTATCAGCTGTGTAGGTCTTCGCATTGAAAACGAGCGACATCGGGAATACTCCCTAAAAGAAACTGGGTTAACAGGAAGAGCCGATTAGCTCTTCAACAGTCGTCCCAGTTGTTGCATGCCTAACGCCAACGAATCAAGCCCCCGAAGGTCACCTAAGACCTTTTGGAGTGCTTGAGGTTTGAAGGCGAGTGAAGGCCCCTTAAGACCAGGTACGCGCTGTTTAGTTACCCAAACAGCTGATCTGATTTCTTGAGGGGGCCTAGTCAATGTGTACAAGGCTGGATTAACGGCTGAAGATGAGGTTATTTTCCATACCCTCGTTCTATTCCGTTGCACCGTATACCAAGTACCCAAAGGATACTTGCTCAAGTACGGAGCCAGTGAGCCAATCCACGAACCAACGTTAATGAACCAATCAGCGACAAAGCTGAAAGGAACAATTTCCCAAGGAACGGCGAGCATACCGCCCGCATCGATTCCAAGGGATTGCTGTATAGTCAACGCTTCTTCAAGCAAGATTCCAGTACGGATAAAAATATCGTCCGTCTGAGCGTCTTGCCACGAAAACTGCGTAGACCACGTGGACGTGCTCCCGGTTAGAGTCGTACGCTGCGAAAGGGAATAGTATCCCCTTTCCGTGCGACGCGACTTTTGCCGAACTGACTTTAACGCCTTAAGCACACCGTTGACAGAACTCACTAAAGGGCGAACCCCGTAGCGGTACTGTAGCCACAAGTTTTGGGCAGTAGGAACAAGTTCCTTAGCTACCTTCCCAACACTGGATTTACCACGTTTCGCAGCGGAAATGCTGCGTATTAGTGGCCCCAATGCGGAGAGAGGCTTTCGGAACATATTTAGCGTTTGGCGCATTTCAGCCATGTCCGTAAGGACGGAGGCATCATGACCAGCGCTGTTCTCCCATGCTTTAGTTGTAGCAACGTCCACAGCACTTGCGATATCGCTTGCGCTGATAAGACTAAATGGTGTAAGCCTGTCTTGGCCAAAGGAAGCTAGTACATAGCCCCAAGGCCCATCCAGGTCTTCCACATTTTTACGAACCGGGGCACCACAAGAGTTAGCCACGCTCGTTACCTGTGAAAAGGTACCAGAGCATGTCTGTGACTCTACCTCGGACGTCATCGGGGTGATTATTACCTCACCACGACGAGATTTAGTCTTGAACTTTGGGGTAACATGGTCGGTCATCGTACGCAGAGTCCCAACAGCATTTACAGGAGTTGGAAAGCCTGGGTTCTGATAAGTACCCAGAAGACAGGTAAACCTGTCTATACTCGTCCAATTCCTCATAACGCTGGTGAAACCACCTGAAGTACGAGTTCGTTGCATGTGTTCTCCAAAGACGGACCGGTAATTGCTGAACCCTTAATTAAAAGGGAGGGCTTAGCGGTTATCAAGCCGCTAGGTGAAGTCCAGTTCCGCAGGCAGGCAAAACCTGCTTCGCCGGGACACGAGATCCTCAATCTAAGTAAGGAAACTTAAAGACGGAATTACATGGGTATCCATTCCTCGGAGTTTGTATCGTCCGGGGAATAGGCCCATACAATGCCATCGATAAGTGCCGTTAACTGTGCACCACTGAGCGGCCAATCAGCTTTTAGGGCCGATATAACAACACAGTGGCTAATCTCGGTAGGGCAGAAGAAAATCCAGCCCTGCCGCGACAGCGCAGCAACGACGTCGGAGTGAGTCTCATGCGCATCCTTGTTAGAAGAAAAGACCCAGAGTTTTCGCTGGGTCTCTCTCCTTCGCCCGCGAGGGCGATAAGACAGAGATACGCTAAGACGCTCATTTCCGACAGCAAGGTAACACTCTGCTTGTACCATAAAAACTCCTATAGAAGAAGTTGAAACGTACGAACAGAGCGTGGCCCCGATCAGTTTACATGGCTTATTAAGACCATTTACCTGATCGGGGCATGCCTTGTCCTTACATCGGAGAGAG